AGCTAGGGAAAGATACAGCTTCGGCTTCTCTGATCCTAGAGGTATCTTCGGATCTCCAGGTGTATAATCAGTAAGGTTATAAACCATTTTAAGGGGCGCTTCGGCGCCCCTTTTTATTTGCATAAACTATTTAAAAAGCGTATACTCTCTAATCTGCGATATAAAAACTAATGTAGACGCGCGCAGGCGACGGCCTAGAGACTACATTAAACACAACTAGGAGGATTAAATCATGGCTTCAACAACTTTTTCCGGACCGATTAAGGCTGGAACAATTAAAGAAACTATCGGGACTACTCTCGGTAAAAACGTAAAAAACACAGGACAAGTAGTAATGTCTCAAACACACTTGATTGATTTATCAGGTGGTGCGATTGCTGCAGGAGCAACTAATATGGTTATTCCAGCAAACTCACAAATCGTAGATTGTGTCATAGACTCAGTCGTTGCTGCATCAGGTGCAACCAATTTAAGTATTGGTGACACTGTAGGTGGAGCTGCTACAATACTTAACACTTTTGCACTAGGTACAGCTGTTGGTAGAAAAAGACCAACAACAGAAGCTGGTGGTGCATTAGCTTGGTCTGACACAGGTTCTGCTGACATAAAGTTAACTATAACTGCTTCAGCGGCTACTAATGCCGGATCAACTAGAGTTACAATTCTTTACGTACAGAATAATAACTTAGGTTAATAATTAATAGTGGGGCTTCGGCCCCACTAATTTAGGAGGATAATATTATGTCAGGTGGAGGATCTTTCACATCAGACCAGAGAACAGCTCAAGCAACCGCTACTGGACCTTTAGTTGGTGGGCCTTGTAGGGTTACATCAATTCAAGCAAAAGGCAACGCAAGTGGTTCTGTTATTTTGCATGACAATGCAACTACAGGCGCAGGTACAGCTCATACATTTCTTTTTGGAACAGAAGGACTAGAAGTCTTTGTTCCTGGAAGTGGTATCAGAATGAAAAATGGTTGTCACTTAACAATCTCTGGATCAGGCAGTTGCACTATTACTTTTAACTAGGGGGATAAATGGCAACATCAGGTACTACTAATTTTGAGAGTGGTTTCTTAATTGATGATATTATTGAAGAGGCTTACAATCGCGTAGGCCTCGACAGTGTTAGTGGATATCAATTAAAATCAGCAAGACGTTCTTTAAACATAATGTTTCAAGAGTGGGCCAATAGAGGTTTGCATTATTGGGAGCTAGGTAATCTTGAAATTGATCTTGTTGAAGGACAAGCTGAATATAAGTTTTTTAGAAACTCTGCTGATGGTACAAGTGCTACGTCTATTCCTAACGGTGTTTACGGTATAGATGATGTTTTAGAAGCTGCATATAGAACTAATAGAGCGACAACTAGTCAATCAGATTCATCTTTAAGTAAAATAGACAGAAGCACATATCAAAGTTTAGCTAATAAGTTAACTAAGGCTCAACCTACACAATACTATGTACAAAGGTTTATAGATAATACTACAATTAGTTTTTATCCAACTCCGGATACTACAGCTGCTGCAAATCATATTTCAATATACTATATAAAACGTATTCAAGATGTTGGTGGATATAGCAACAATGCAGATGTTCCTTACAGGTTTGTTCCTTGTATGACTTCTGGTTTAGCGTTTTATCTTTCTCAAAAAGTAAATCCACAAGTTACTCAACAATTAAAGATGCTATACGAAGACGAGTTAAATAGAGCGTTAGTGGAAGACGGTTCTTCAACAAGTACTTTCATAGCACCAAAAGCGTATTACCCAAATGTCTAAGTTTGCATCAGGTAAATACGCTAAAGCAATTTCAGACCGAAGTGGTATGGAGTTTCCATACAATGAAATGGTTAAAGAATGGAATGGTGCGTTTGTACATAATTCTGAATTTGAACCAAAACATCCACAACTAGAACCAAGAGCTCATTATGGTGACGCTCAAGGTTTACAAAATGCAAGACCTGCTAGAACAGAACCACCTGTAGCACATCTTTTAGCAGAGGACTCTATGGCAGCAGGTGCCCGCGATTCTATTTTAGTTACAGTAAAACAACCGGCGCACGGATACAGCACCGGGGACCGCGTTAGATTTAGAGGAGCAGATCCACACTTTCCAGACTATCCACAAGTAGCTAGAGTTGATGCAGATAATATAAACGATGCTAGAGGACACTTGGTTACAAAAGTTGATGACAATAATTATACTTTTAGTCCTAATGATTTAGTAGATCAGTTTTTAACTGATAATTGTATTCCAGGAACTACAACTGTTTATGTAGATATGGATGGAACATTGACAGAGTATTATCAAGCGGTAGCAACTTATGCGACAAGTGTTGGTTTATTAAACGCAGGTGGAGATTGGTATGATATGACTCCAGCTATGGAAGTTGCTGCTATCGCAGCTGCACCCAGTAACTATTTTTCAAACTTAGCTAAAAGAGCTGAAGCTGATGCATTAATTGATTTAGTTATTGCTAAAAATAATACATGGGATGTGTTATCTACAGGACCTACATACAATGCACAAAAAACGGCATGGATAACAGCTAACTATGGAACACCTGGATCAGGCGTAGGCAGAGCTCCAGCAACAGTTAACTATGCAACAAACTTTAATAAAGGTGTTTATGGTGGAGCTAACAAACTATTAATTGATGATAGAACAGACTACGTTAATCAATTTGTAGCTGCTGGAGGTAAAGCCTTTAAATATTATGAAAGTGGTGGTATAAGAAACTTTGGAGGGACAGGAAAATCAGTAGGACCTGTTACATTATTACCATGACCACATACGCAGAATTAGTAACACAAATTAGAGATTATTCAGAGACAGATAGTGCTGTTTTAACTACAACTATTATTAATGATATTATTGCAAATGCAGAAGACAAAATATTTAGAAACATAGAATTAGATTGTTTTAAAGAATACATCAGCGGTAATACAGCTGCTAATAACAGATTTGTAAGTTTACCGGGACAAACTACTTCTGCTACTACACCTACAATTAGCGATATTGCAACAATCAGATATGTGACTCTTTATACTAACTCAGGTACAAAAGAAAGATCTGAGCTTGTAAGAGTAGATGTTGATTTTTTAAACGAATACTATCCAACCCCAGAAGTAGGTTCAACTGCTAAGCCTAGATACTATGCGACTTGGGATATGGGTAAAATAGCTATTGCGCCTACACCAAATGCGGTGTATAAATTTGAGATTGGTATTACTAAAAAACCTACAGGCTTAAGTTCTAGTAATACGACTACATGGGTCAGCGTCAATGCTGAACGTGCTTTATTATATGCCTGCATGGTTGAGACTTTTAAATTTTTAAAAGCACCACAAGATCAACAAGTTTACGAGCAAGCTTATGCTACAGCTGTACAAGAGCTGGCTCAAGAACAGTTGGGTAAAAAACGAAGAGACGAATATAGAGATGGAAGTTTACGGATTAAAGTTCCTTCTCAAAACCCTTAATAGGAGAAAATTATGGCAATATCACAAGCAGTTTGTAATGTTTTTAAACAAGAGCTTTTAAAAGGTAATCACGATTTTGATGGTGGTGCCGCTTACTATATTGCGCTTTATACTTCTTCAGCAACTATGGGTGCAACTACTCTAAAATATGTAACAACTAACGAAATAACCAACGCTTCCGGCTCTGCTTATACAGCAGGTGGAAAAGTTTGTGGTAACCCATCAGTAACTGGTGGTCAAAGTTCTACTACAGCATTTGTTGACTTTGATAATGTTAGTTGGGCTAGTGCTTCATTCACTGCGAACGGTGCATTAATTTACAGACAAGACGGTAGTGCTCCAACTAATGATGCTGTTGTTGTTTTAGCGTTCGGTGGTGACTTTACAGCTTCAAACGGAACATTTGAAATTCAATTCCCAGCAAACGGTGGTGGATCAGAGATCATCAGATTAGGATAAGGAGTTTAAATGGCCCTTGTTCTTAATGATCGAGTCAAAGAGACTAGCACCAGCACAGGTACGGGTACAATAAATCTTGCTGGAGCCTCTCAAGGCTTCACGACTTTTGTTGCCGGTATTGGTAATAGTAATACAACTTACTATTGTATAGAAGCTGATGGT